TTGTTATCTTTGTAAACAAAAAGAGCCGCCCCCGCTACGCAGAGGCGACCCTTAATGATGGATGAGCTAATTTATCGCTAACGCTCTAAGCGTATTTACTTACTAACGTTCGATAAATACTTTAAAGCTTAACTTAAAGCAGCTTCGAACTCAGCGACTGTTCCTAACTCAGTACCGTTGTGGTAGAGGTCAGCGTCAAACTTAGCGGCAGCAGCCGATCCGTCAGTCGAAGAGATGTCAGTAGCAGCAGCAGTTGCGGAAGTAGAGAGAACTTTGAACTTGTCGTCTCCTTCGTCCCAGATGAATGCAACATTGCTTTCGGAAGAACCACGCTCAACGATGAAACCACCGTCATTAGAAGCATTTGTTCCGGAACCAGCACCTTTAGAAAGGTTCATGATGCTGTCAGTTACATCGATGTTAGTGGTGTTTACGGAAGTCGTAGTACCATTAACAGTCAAGTTACCGCTGAATGTAGCGTTGGCAGCAGAGATGTTACCGGAGAAGGAAGCGGAGTTACCGTCAGAAGCGAGCGATCCAGCTTGAGTTTGCAGAGCAGAGATGTCGCTGTCGTTGCTGCTGATAGCAGAAGTGTTAGCGGATACGTCGGACTGCAAGGAAGAGATGTCACTATCATTCGAAGAAACGTTCGATTGAAGAGTAGTGATGTCAGACTGAGCAGTTGAAACGTCAGATTGAAGGGAGCTGATGTCCGAGTCATTGCTGCTTACGTTAGATTGTAAGGTAGAGATGTCAGAATCGTTAGAAGTAACAGCGTCAGCAACCGTTTTAAGTTGAGTATCAAGGGCTTCGTCAGCAGCTTTAAGACTGGCTACAGAACCGAGATAGTTAGTAGAACCATTAGCGGTGTAGGAACCATCAGTACCAAGACCCGCACCAGATTGAGTATCATTAACTTCCGTTTGAAGGGAGCTGATGTTGCTGGAGTTAGTCGAGATATTGCTTGTGTTCGTGGAGATGTTGCTGGCGTTAGTGGAAACGCTGGAGCTAACAGTTGAGATTTCTCCGTCTACATAAGCCTTAGTGGCGGCGTGAAGATTAGCAGTAGGAGCACCACTGAGGGTCAAAGCCCCAGTCATTGTTCCACCTGCGAGGGCAAGCTTCTTATCAAGCTCTACTTTTGTTTTTTGACCCAATTGGGTAAGCAAACTAGACATAATATATAATCCTTTGTTGTGGGTTAGTTGTGTTTAAGAAAGTTATAAGGAGAGCTAATAGGTGTCAAGCAACAGGTTCAGTTATTAGAATGTCGCCAAGCTCTGTTGTTAAGCTATCTCCATCTTCTGCAAGTATATGTGTAACAGTAGGTACATTCCCGCCAAGTTCAATGATCTTCCAATCTGTTCCGTCGTCAATCGCCAGACAAGGACCACCATTTCCGTCACCATCTGTTACATAGATAACACGACCGGATGTACCGTTTTCTGGTAAAGCTGACGCTAGATACGATCCAAACTGTATAGATTGCGATACAGACAGTGAGCCACTTATCAACCCTCCAGACTTATCAAACTTGTTATCAAGCTTGGCTTTAATCTTCTGACCGAGTTGTGTAAGTAGACTGCTCATCCCTTGGTGTTATAACTGTAATTACGGAGCGGTCAAGGCATCAAGGAAGTCTTGGTAATCACCTACCTCCTCTTCACGAGCATCTAAGAAGTACGGCAAAGAGTTCCACGCAGTCGTCCCATCTCCGATCTTAATCCTGTTCCTAGCTGAGTCTAATTCGATTCCCAGCTCTCCTTCAAGTAATATTGGGTTCTCAGTCGTCCACTCGCTAGAAGTTCCTCTACGTAATTGTATGCGTTTTGTAAAACTAGGCATCAGGTGATCCTCCGTCAAAAGTATCTATATCTGCTTCTACTACTGCTCCTCCACCGTCAACAGTAACAAAGAATGGATCACTCTCAAGAGTAGTTACTTTACCTTCCAACTCTACTGATTTCTCTTCATTCTCTTTTGCTTGAGCAGCAGATGCAGCAGCAACCGTTCGTTGTTGAAACGATAAAGGATGAGGACGGGCTATAGGACGTCTAGGCATTGGTTAACACTTCCAACGACGAAGAGCTAAAGCTTTACGAGTAGGACGACCTTTACTGTCTTTCATCGGTCCCTTTACGCCAGACATCCGAGCACAGAAGGAACGCTTACGTGGACCACCTCCGGGCTGTGGGGCTTTCAACTTAGAACCAGTAGCTCTATTGTACTTCCGTCTACCTTTAGCAGTGAGTCCGCCTTTCTTGCTTTTCTCACCTCTGCCTATGGACAACGATACGCTCACTTCTTCTTAGGGAACCCACGCTTCATATTAGCGTAAGCCTTTGGAGAGATGGTTGACTTCTTCTTACTACGGCTAATGCCCAGCTTCTTTCTTCTGTTAATGTTTGCGTATAATCCTTTTGGCATGGTTACTTCCTCATTAATAGTTCCATCATACGATCCAGCTTACCGTGCATCTCGTTGATAGCTTGTTCTACTTTACCGATCCTACTTTCAACAGCAGCATCCCGCTCTCTCTGTGCAGCTAACTCTACCTCTATCTTCGTAAGTCGTTTATCACCAATGTCTAAGCGTTGAACTATGCGTTTAATAATCCACCCGACCACACCAAAGGCGACTACAAGGATGGTGTTAAGAAGACTGGAGAGGGAGTCGATCATCGTACTTGTACGTTACTCATATCTTATAGTTTTAAAGCGGGTTTTAAGCGTTATTTACTTCCGGTGAAACTTGACTTATCTGTATAGCTTTAGTCCCGTCAAATCTAAATAGTATTGTGACTTGGTGACCATCAGACGGTGTAGTTATCGTTGATGATTGAACTTCAAAAGTGCTACTACTAAATGTTGGGTTCGCACTTACAGCTCCACCGCTTGTGTTTTTAATACTTAAATAAAACAACTGACCAGCTTCCCAATTCTGAGGTTTACTCTTATCTAAATTAAAACCGTAAGCCGTGTCACTTGTTACTTCACATATAAAATTACCTGATGTATTAGGAGTTAAATAAGCTCCGTCTAATTCTGCAAAGTTAGCTTGTGTAACATCTATATACCAATTAGTAGCGTTTAGCATTATACCTTGTACACTTGACCAATCGCTGTAATTTATACCTATTCCGTTTATCTTAGAATTTGAATCGTTATCAAACACATAAGGTAAGCTTTCAATCCAATTGGACTCAAATCGAGAAACATTGGAGTTTATAAGCGAACAAAGAGCAGTATCTGTGGCATTGGTTAATCCTGTGATGATGTTATTGGAGAAGCTTATGTTATGGCAGTTCTCTAATTTAAACATCCTACCCGACGATACGCTGGTAGAAAACTCGTCTATTTCGCAGTTTACAACTCGCAAGCTTCTGATTACCTGAGTTAAAGGAGTGTCAGTAGTATCTACAACAATCACACCGTCACGCCCAATAAATGTACATCTTTCAAAACTTACAGTTTCTATTCTTTCATCTTTTACGTGCAATATAGTCCAAGGGTTCGTTCCCAAGCTTCCTGAAGAACTGCTACCTATGAACGTACAGCGAGTAAACTCAATAGGCGTGATTCCGTTAGATGTACCCTGTCCGTCAATATCTATAAATTTATCCGCAGTCCTACTGCTACAATGCACTTCATTAAAACTGCTATAACCTAACCTGTGACCGTTTGAACGAATAACGGATCGAGTAAACAAACCGCCACCGTGGAAGAACACATTATTCATTACGAGGTCGATGTGACCTGCATTAAGCTCTAAAAAGTCAGTAGCATTCCCGTTACTTTCAATACCTACATACGCAAAAGTGTGCTGTGCGGTCGATACCCTAAACATAGGATCAGCACCACCCGTCCACACTAGAGTAGAAGCAAGCCTTGTTGAACCTGTTCTTCTACCTTTAAGGTGGCTACCCATTATTCCAACGCCTGTTCTAGTAAGCTCTAAAGTCGTATTAAACGCAAAAACACCCTTACCAAGTTCTCCTACATTTTTAGCATCAGCATTTAAGTAGGCAATCCACGCCTGTAGTGCAGTAGTGTCGTCAGTTGTTCCATCTCCAACCGCTCCAAAATCATACGGAGTAAGTACCTCGCCAAACCGATCAGCAAGACTCCTAGCCCGTGTTGAACCTAGTGCTGTAACATCGTACCCGCCAAGCGATACAATAGCAGGACTACCGCCAAGAGCTATAGCTGCATCTACTGTTTGATCGGTGTACGCTTTATTAGCAGCGTCAGTAGCATCTGTAGGAGTACCAAGGTTTATTATCTTGTTACCTTCAGCGTCGTAGTTTGGCAGTCCTTTCTTTGTAAGTTGTTCTCCTCCTTGACCTTCTGACGCTTCCTGAGATACGAATAGGTTATGTTTGTACGACTCGTCAAGTTCGCTCTCTGTAAGCACAGAACCATTAACAAAGTCTACAAGCGGGGAGAAATCACCACGACTATCACGATATATCTTAATGGCAGAACCTGCAACAGGAGCCGTGTTAAAACGAATCTTAGTGGGAGTAGGTGATGTTACGATAGTGTAGTTAGTAACTAAAGTACCGTTTACCTTGACTTTGACATGTTCGTCTCTGAGGTATTCAAAAGAAAAGTTGTAGTCAGTCTGAGAGGCGACCGCTGTGTAATCTACGTAGGTGTTAGCCATGATGTTAAGTGTATATTATTAATTATTGAGTGAGAAGAGCAAGTACATCTTCACG